TGGGCCTGCCACAATCCATCCGACAACGACCTCCCCTTCTTTGCACCATGGGTTTTTGACCACCGCCTGCCAGAGGATCCCTCTATCAAAAGACAGGTACAATTTTGGGTTGTTTGTTATATTTTTGGCGGCTGCCATACCGTCCATGCGCTCAAAAACCAGTTTCAACTCACTCGTCTTAGTTGTAATATCTGGTTGCGCCATTTTTGATTTGACAATGTAGCTCCGGAATGCAACCAGTTTAGCATCCATCATAACCACATTCGATATACCTTAAGCATAGGTTATCAGCCTACACCGACATGCGCTTATATGTTGCTGTCAGGCATGGTAGTCGTGTTCAACACTATTTTCCTACCACCCAGCTCATATGGAAGAAGCGTCACTGTTGGGTTTTTGTCCCCAGAACCAGCCCTTCACCTCAATTAAGAGGTCTCCCATTCCATTTAGCATTCGGATTCATGCAAGTTCCATCCAGATGGAAACAAGCGGTCATCCTAGACATGTCTTGCCACTGCTCCTGTCACCACTAGGGTCGACACAGGTTTACAGGACTAACCATTACCGCCGAACTTACTAACTTTTCAAAAGTTTTAGGCCCTCGTCGGTAACCCAGGTGCCCACACATAAAGATTGATGCAGGTGGTTTTTGGACCGTGCGCGTTTTAGCATACGCACACCTTCCTGGAAGATGATGAATGACAGGACAAATATCAAATTTGGCGGACACTCACAGAGTGTTTCGGCTAGCAAGCCTCCTCAGCGCCAGTCTAAATAAAACTGAAATAACTGAAATGGCAACACATATTTTAGCCTCTGACAGTGTCATCATTGAGGGGCCATCGGGAAAGCCAAAGGGAGTATCGCTAGAGCACGTCGTAGCAATTTGACCAAAATACCCCGACTTTGCCAGCAAAGTTTCGTCTTCCTCTCATCAGGGGGTAGATGAAGATAAACAGAAATAAATTTCGAGTTCACGCAGTGACACCTTCAATGAATGTCCATGCATGATGCCTTCGTTCTCGCATATAAGAACCAAAACTATCGAAATTTGGGTTAGTGAAAAGCCTATCATCTAAATCAAATGAGAGTTCCTTCTCAATGCAATCCTCACGGAAGGCAGTGAGAATTTCCACCATTTGTTCATTTGCTTCATCATTTAAATGAACACTACGGTAGCCATTTTCTTCTTGAATTGCTGGCATTAATCCAAGGAAAAGGTCACCATAATATTCATATTCTTCAAGGAAAGCTGTGAAAGCCTTCATTAAAGCCGACATTGAATACAAGTCGAACCAATCTGAAGCAACAGAAAATCGGAAGTAGCGCCAAACTTGCCCATCCATAGAAGTGGTCAAGCTAAGTTCTAACTTATTTTGAAGTTCAACAATTTGCGTATTTAAAGTCTCCACAGCACCAGCATATTGACTTTGAAGATTTTGTTTTTCTTCAATTTCATTCTGATATTGTTCAACTTTAGCAAGCCCTAACTGAGTCTGCGCAAGTATATAAGCAGACCCAACTAAAACATCAGCTTCAGCTCCACGTGGGACACTTTCAAACAAAGGTCCTCCCACAGCGTCCTCCCTCTCATGGAGTATTAAAGGAATACCTTTAAAATCATCCAAAAGAGCGACACTAATGAAGCTATAAACATCTGACAATAAACTCCACGTTCCGCGAGTGACAATATAATTGTCAGCCGTTGCTGGAGCTAAATCACTCACCCAGTCCAAAACTTTTGAACCAACTTTAATTGCACCAATTTGCAATGGACTTGGGTTTGACCCATGTGACAAAGAAAATGCTCGAGAATAAGAGAAAACTTTTTCTTCAGCAATTCTAAGATCATGAGCAAATTTAGCAAAATGTTCATCACCCCCAACAAGGGTGACTATTTCATCATGGTAGACAATGTTTAGATAATCAAAGTCAACACCTGACGAAATCAAATTCGAAAATCTCTCTTTAAAAGTGTATGGTTGCCTTTCTGGCAAACCAAACATTTTAAAGGCAATGAAACGTCCATTATTGGTCCGTCCTGTTCGCCCTTTTCGCTGTGTCATGAGCGATTGAGGGGCTTTACAAAACACAGGACCCATTTTACCTGATGTGTCCCTTACTTCCAACATTGAATTAGTGGTGAACACATGATCAACATTTGGTAAAGTAACACCAACATCTGCTACAGATGTCGAAACAATGATTGACCACCTATCAGGAAGGTCTGTGTGCCCTGACCACATTCCAATAACAGGCCCCGAGGGGCCAGGTTTTAAAGTGTTGGTCAGCAACTCCACTTCTTTAATTGTATTCACGAAAATAAGAGATTTGGCCCATGGGTTAGCATTGGCTAAATAATGAGACACAAACCCTTTATATAAATGAAATTGTTCTAAATATGACACATGGTCATTACCACTATGTGTCAACTCACGCAATGAAGCATATGAATTAGATGTTTGAATCAAATTCAAAGCATCTACATCTTCTATCGACCATAACCGAGGGATTGTCAACTCGGTTACACGTGCGCCTCCTTCATCAGGAGTCGCTGATGTCAATACTAAGAATGCATCTTGCTTCTTAAGGAAATCAATACTGAATGCATGTAAAGGTTCATCCACATGACATTCATCTACAATAAATAAAGTGTTCTGTTGCAAAAACTCAGGATGTATTAAAACTTCAAGAGGCGTGCAATACACAACACGTGCTTTGGGGTCATAAGTGGCACCCTGTGTCAACATTGTGGCATCAAGCCCATACTGGTTGCGCATGTATGGGACAATACCTTTAACAATAGCAGCACGAGGTTCCACAACAACTATTTTTGTGAAATTCATAAATTTCTTTGATATTAAATTAACCATTACAGACGTCTTACCTGTACCGGTGGACGCCTTAATAGTAATTGGGTGATTGCGTTCAATAGTGCTAATTGCGGATATGACTGAAACAAAATTTGGTGGTGTAAGTGACCAAATTTTGTTTAAGCCCAAAGCAAAGAGCTGATCTGCAACCGCACCAAGACTGAAATCACAAAGTGCTTGGTAACCAGGCAACTTAGTGTAATCTGGCAATGGTAAGTCAGGAATAGCTCCTAACAAAGCTACCAAAAGGATGTTCCATATCGGCACGTCAACACGCCGAATAGATAAGTCTAAATAGCCAAACATGATGGCTTTTAGATCACACAACTTTTTGTCTATAGCAGCAATATATAATGAGAAATAACTTCCTCTATCTTTGCGTAAAGCCATGTACACCCAATGTTTCATGAGCTTGGATGTAGCAAATCGGGCATCCCCAGCAGTCACTAGCTCAACTTCGTTCGAAATCCAATCATATGGAGATTTTTGAACTAAAGTTGACAAATGACGAGCTGTGTGAGCTTGATTTGCATGACTTAACATAGCGAAAGGCCATTCAGAAAATTTTCTGAAGGGTCGCTGCACAAAATTTGTAAATGTAGAGTTATAGACATCGGGATTAAAGACGTCAATAACCCGCGAAAGGAAATTAGTGAAATGATCTATTATGGACATTTCACCAAACAGAACTAGGCCATCCTTATACTTTTCATCGTCAACAAATGAGTCATCATTATGAAGCGAAGATAAGTCAGTTGAAGGATTATACCAATTTGTCAAAATAGCCTGGTAAGAAGGGATCCTAACGTTAAATTTAGGATCTTCCATTTTAGCACGCTTGACTTTTCGTAAAATTATAGCGACCAAAGAGTCATAAATGTCTCTATGTCCTGCACATAATTCTAAATAAGAAATTAGGCGCGTAGCAGCATAAGTTGCTCGACGACTTGTGACCGGGGCTTTAATTTTACCGACTAATTTATCACGATTATGGTAAACAACCCATTCAGGTACATCGACGCCAAATTCTTCAAATTCTGAAATGTCCTTCGCTGTAGGCCTACGAGCAAACTTAGATAAAAATTCAATTTTACTAAGATCTCCTGTCGCCTCTTCGCGTAGGTCAACACCCCATTTCGCCATAGTTTGTTGAACGGCTTTAAAGTTCCAAGATGGGGGGGCGTCTAATTGCCAAGAAATCATGTTATCATCTCCATATAGGGAAAGAGAATTAAAGTGTTTAAACTCTTTAGATGATAACCCAGTAATTTCACGGAAAGCTGCCAAAAAGAGAGTACCCATACCCATTGTGTTCGTCAACGATGTTGTCGAATGCCCAGTGGATGCGCCAGTACCTTTATTGTAAACATTTCCAGATGAAGTTAATGCCAATAAACCGTTTTCAACTTGGAAACGGTTGTGATCAATCAGCTCACAGATTCTATTATGGTTTTTATGCTTTTCATACCCCTTTTTAAAAAGGGCAGCAATATTATCCATAACAGGTCCTGAAAGTGTTGAATCAAAAGCACTGCAATCTGCGGCATAATGTATGTCACGTTTAGCATGTTCAGCAAAAACCTTTCCCATAGCCCACCCATTAAGTGGCATACCAATTTTACTTGGTGTAGTCTGCCATTTAAAATTGTGTGCAGGAAAAGTATCCCAAACAGTTGCGGAAATATATTGTGTTATCGGGCTACCGATAACTGTCCGAACCTTGTCAAACAACCACTTCTTTTGAGGTAAAGCTTCGCGTTTGACAGACACTGGGTTCAAAGGAACAAGTGAAGGCGAGATTTTAAATGTCTGCCACCACAACTTTTTAAATTCGGACATACCAATAGATTGTATGAATTCACGGCGTGATAATTTGCGTTCACGACCGAAGGGGCCTTTAACTTTAGCCCAAGCTGCAAGTCCATATTTCTTTTGCCATTTCTGAATAATGCGATTGAAAGGTGTTAAACGAGAATTTTCAAAAATCTCCCCAAACACATCCCAAGCATCTTCGAACTGAATTGAAGTAAATTGGTATTCAGGTCGAAAGAAATAACGTGCAGTAGTGTTCAATTCATTTTGGAAAGATGCATAACTCTCTGTTCTTTTATAAACCAGATTGTTATCAGCTTCAAAGGTTTCCAGATCAGCATCAATGTGACATTGAAGCTGGTGGATTCCTTGTTCAAAATCGATTTTAGTGACAAACCAATCAGCAAAATCACCAGTATACTTTATATCTGGCAACACAGCTACATTGACTGGCCACCCAAGAGACCCTAATTTTTCAAATGTTTCAGCAAGGCTTTCTTTAGAAAAGTCTGTGTTGAAACTTCGAACAAATTCAGGTAAAGAAATGTCTGAAATAACCAATTGTAGGGACAACCAAGTCTGATTAAAACGCGCCTGGAGACTAGCCCGTCGTTTAATCATTGATTGAGACCCTTGGTTACGTTCTAAGAGTAAAGACACGTAACGATACCACAAAATCATTTTAACCAACACGCATACCATAAATGTTTTTGAAAACACGTACACTCTCACCCAAAACCATGGGTTAAGGACACGTGTTATAAACATCACTGGGTACTTAAACAATACGCGGTGGTACATCTCCATCCAAACAATGAGTATATTTATTGGCATGCAAAGTGACAACGTTGCACCAATAAACCACATACGGAAAACACTCCAGGCAACAATGATGGCCCCTTTTCCTACTTTAAGGAAAACCAGCAGCACATACATGATTGAGAAGGGGAGGGCCCAAAACGATAAATACACTATTGTGTAGACATCAATTCTACACAATATGACACATCTTGCAAGCAAGAAAGCCAATTGTATAAATGGTT